TATGGTGGTTTTAGTAGGAATTGTTCATACCTACACTACTGGTTTATAAAGGATAATGCTATAATTAACTAAGTTAGCAGTACCAGATATTATTGATTTTAGGTATTTTGCTGATATAATAAATCAAAGAGGTGACCAACAATGGCTGATTATTCAACACTGGGTACGCAAGTAACCACAGTAAAAAACAAAATAGATGCTCTTCAAAGCACAACACTTGGTGCACAGGATGTAGTCTTTTTAGCAAAGGCTCTTGAGGCACTGGGAAATCTTCTAGGAATTAACGACATTGTTGGTGCAACAAATACCGCAATCACCAATGTTACAACCGCAGCATCTGGCCAGGTATCCTTAGTTAATACCGCAGGTGCAACACAAATTTCTGCCGTTAATACAGCAGGCACAACTCAAATTGCGTCGGTAGCAGCAGCGATCAGTAATTATACTTTATATTCAAACATGGGAGTGATTTAACAAATGGCGACAATTAGTTTACCAGCACGTTTTTATTCAGGAGTTCCAACAACAAGCCTTGCATCAGTGTACGTAGTACCAGCAGGAGAGCAAGACGTTATTACATCAGTAACAGTTTCTAACACAACAGATGTTGCTGCACAAGCAACTCTTGTATTGGGTGGAGTTACATTTTTTAACAATCTTGATCTTGCACCTCGTGCAATCGTTGTTTTAGACTTCAAGCAAGTACTAAACGCAGGCGAATCAATCCAGATTAAAGCAGGAACTGCATCAGCAACAACCGCTTTTATTTCTGGCGTAAAAGTAACAAACATTTAATTTTAAAGGGGTAACAAAACATGGCTGTAGCAAATAGCACTACGCAAATTATAATCCCTGGACTAGATGCACTAGTTCAGACAAATTTAAACACGGTGTTGTCAAGCAACTCTGTTATTGCTACAATTTTAGCAAATTTAAATGCAGCAGGTTCTGTTACAACCCTTAATACAAACGTTGCAACTCTTGCAGCAACTGTAAGTGCATTGCCACAAAAAGAAGGAACACCTCAGTTTGCTATTTGGCAAAACAGAGATAATACTCCACGTTGGTCTATTTTTAACGGAGATCTGCAAAAATTAGCAGATGCTTCACAACATACAGATACAGAGTTATACTCACCTTGGACTGGAACCAATTATACAAATGGAAACATTGGTGGAAATGGTTGGACATCATATTGGTGGGGCGGAACTCCACTTTATCAAGCAGACTCACACATTGGTGGCGTAGCATCATGGGGTCAAAACTCATATAATGCAAATAACCCAGATGCTATGGATGAAAGAATGGCACGTTGGGGAGTAATTATTGGAAATGGTAAAAAGAGACAAAAGATTTCTCTTTATCACAATAACAATACACTTGCTGTTTCTACAAGAGGTGGATATGGATTTCTTGAGTATGTAGATCTAAACTCTACAACATATGCAACATGGGCTTCAGGCGGTAATACTTCTGGATATGGAATGGTTGGATATAATGAAAGAACAAACACTCTTGTTGTTATTGAAGCAAAAGACACTGCAAATAACTATCGAATGCACGTATGGGTAAACTCATCTGTTAATTTAAATAATTCAAACTATAACATTGGAAGTTTGTATTTGTTCCTATCTGGAGCAAAAACTGGCGGATCTGGAAAAACATACAACTATTATGATTTCCAATGGCAAGCAAACTCTTCTCAAAACTACACAGAATCACGCTATCGCATGCGTGTAATTCCAGGAGATAACGGAGTTGTGGGTCTTGGAAGACTTGTTCATGGAAATATTACACACTATGCAACATTCCAGTTATCAGCAAATGCTTTAACAACTTCTTATACTACACTTTCTGTTAATGGTGGCTATGGAATTGACTCTGGTAACAAGTATGGAATGCGTCATCAAATTACATTTGATAATAACTGGGTAGCAGCATACTCACCTTATTACTATTATGGATGCGGAATGAATGTTTATTTTGTAGACACCCGTGATCCTAGAAATTATTATATTGCACAAAATTCAGACACCAACAATGGATGTCAATTAATGCCAATCAAAGATAATAAGTTTATTTTTAATTATTCTGTCCAAGATACAAATGGAGCAGATGGCTTAGGAATGAGACTTTACATTATTGATCTTGAAGGAATTAAAACAACTGGAAGAACAACTTCTGGAACTTTGGCAAATGGTGGTACAATTAGTTTAACTGCAAATGTGCAACAAGGAATGTTTGATACTTACTACACAAGCACAAACTACAATCACTTAATGCCAGTATCACACTGGAGAACGGGAGCATAAAATGACAAATAGATATAAAATTACATTCTCAAAAGGAACAGAACTAGGATGGTTGAGTCCTGATGGAGAGTTAGATTTACCTATTGACTCAGAATTAGCACACCGTTTTCGTTTGGTTGATGAAGTAGTTACAGATCTTTATGATGGAGTAACAGATGAAGAGGTAAGAGATATTGATCATGCTGCAGTAGTTAAAGCAGCAAAAGAGAATATTGATCATGAAGGAAACCCTGCACCACTTCCAGAGCCTCTACCAAGAGATTATATTGCACCGCAAGATGCGGTAGCACCAACAGGGGGGAACAATCTCTAATGCCAATTACAGCAACGCCTTCGGCAATTGTCCCAGCATTATGGACATACACATATCTCCAAGCACCAATTAATGGTCAAGGATATCCATATTTTAACATCCCATCAGTTTTCACAAACCTGGGAACAAAATCTTCAGGAACAGCAACCCTTGATCTTTCAACATCAAATACCTTTGCTGTAACTGCTACAGGAAACATTGCAATTGCTTTTTCTAACATTGCTCAAACTGCTAACTCAGCACAGTTCTGGCAATTAGAAATTAAGGGTGGCGGAGGATATACACTTACATACCCAGCAGCAGTAATTTGGGATGGCGGTGGAGCATCAAATACTCCTCCAGTACTATCACTAAATACAACAGTACTTAATTTTTACACAAAAAATGGTGGAACAACAGTTTACGGATCATACGCTTTTTCTGATCTAAATATCTAGGAGATTATAAATGCCAATTAGCACAAGCAGCAACGCAGTAGTATTACCTGGTGTTGATACAACACTTCAAACAAATATGAACGTAGCAATTAACACAAATACAACTGTGTTATCATTACTATCTGGTTCTGCAACAGCAACTGGTGTTAACTCAACAATTACAGCAATTACTGGAGTTTCAACAAACATTGGTAATTTACCAAATTATGAACCACTTCCAACATTTGGTGTTTGGTCAAATTATCAGAACAACCCAGGATATCAAATTTACGATAATGATATGCAGCCAATTATGGGTGGATATCAATCTACCAATACAGAAATTGGTCAGCGTTGGACAGGTCCTAACTATACAACTGGTAACATTGGTGGTAACTCACAGACAACTAACTGGGTAGGAGCAACTTGCTTTACTCAACAAGAAGGAAATCAATTATTAAACCTTCCAGGACAATATTCAATGGGTGGAGACGGAATTTACGGACGCAGCCCAGATTATGTTTCTGGTGCATGGGGAAGATTTGGTCTTGTTCAAGGAAACACTGGAATTAGACAAAAAATGTCCCTTTATTTTTCAGATGGAAATATTGGTATTTATCCAAAGGGTGGAACTTCACCTATTGAACAAATTAACATTAACTCAACAACATATTCCACTTGGTTTGGTGGAAATGCTTATGCACAAATTGCATACAACCAAAGAACAAAGACACTTATGGCTCTTGAGTCAAAAGATACAGCAAACAACTACAGACTTCATATTTGGAAGAACATTAATAGAGATTTAAACGATTCTCAATTTTCTGTAGGAACACTTCACCTTTATTTGTCTGAAGCAAAGACATCTGGAGCAACTCCAGCAGCAATTGCTTCAAATGTTTATTATGCATACAATGATTTTGCATGGCAGGCTAACAACTCTCAAAACTATACAGAATCAAGATATCGTTCACGTATTATTGCTGCTGATAATGGTGTTTGTGCGATTGTTCGTCACGTAAATGGTAATGGTGTTTACATGGCACAATTTACTCCAAACCTTTCAACATTAACTGGAACTCTAAACACATCATTTAACTCAGCGGGAGCAACAAATGGTTCTGCTGGGTGGGATTCAGATCCTAGATACGGTATTAGATCAAATATTTCATGGGATAATCAATGGGCATGTATTTATGCACCATATTATGCTTATGGCTCAGGTATGACTGGTTATTTTGTTAACACAGCAGATCCTTCAAAGTATTTTACATATAACTTTACATCTACAACACACGGAGGTCAATTGGTACCGTTCCGTCAAGGAAAGTTTGTGTTTAATGATAATCAGCAAAACTCTGATGGTAACGTAGGTGCAAGACTTTGGGTTATTGACGTAGAAGGATATGCATTAAACGGAAGATATTACAATCAGGCTGCAATTACAAATGGTTCAGCAATTGGACTTACAGATACACAGGTGTTTACATATCAGTTTGATACAAGATATACATCTACAAATTATCCAACACTATTTTCACCAGATATCTGGACAAACGGGTAGGTAATCAATGTACTATGCTACTATTAAGGATGCAAAAGTAGATAAGTTTGGAAGACTGGATGATATATTTCCAGGAGTTTCCTTTCCCGTCACTGGCCCAAATGACGATTATTTAAAAGAACATGGTATTGAAGAAGTTTTTCAAATGATTGAGCATGATGAAAAGAAACAATTTGTTGTTTATTGTGATCCATATATTAAAGATAACAAAGTTTACTGCGTTGAAGCGGTAGATATGACAAAAGAAGAGTTAGCAGCATACAAGTCTGCAATCAAAGAAGAAAAGGCTTTATCTGGGGGTAACGATGCTAAGTAATCAAAGATCTATCTTTAAGCGTTTTAGATATACTCAAATTGGTTTACAAACATGGATTTCAGCAGATGCTATTGCTACAATTACCGCAAATGCATCAAACTTAGTTTCTCAATGGAAAGATAGAACTATAAATGTTCGTCACTTTGTTCAAACTGTAGATGCAAATAAACCAACATTTGTATCATCAGCAATTAACTCTTTGCCAGCAATTAGATTTAATGGCACAACATCATTCTTAAACTTTTCAGACACAACCCTTTCATGGTTAAATAATTCATCATTTACAATTTTTTATGTTGCTTCAAAAACAGCAGGTGCTTCAAATCAATACGTAATTGGCGGAACAGCAACAGGAACAAGAAACAATTTATCTGCTGGATACGTATCTACTAATACATACCGCTTTGGTATGGAAGGCGATAATTTAAGCACAGTCGTTCCAGTAGTAACATCAGGAAGACCAGAACTTTATGCAATGACATACAGTATTGCAGATAACTCTCGTGTTATTAGAAGAAATGGAACTGTAGTAGGTTTAGGTGCATCAGGTGGTTCATTAAACTCTATGACAGCACAAGCACTTGGAAGATATCTTTCAACATTTGGTCAATTTGATCTTGGCGAACTTTTAATTTATAACCGTGTTTTATCTGCATATGAAATTACACAAGTAGAGCGTGATCTACTTTCAAAATGGTCAATTACTTAAGGGGGCTAACAAATGGCGTATTCACCATCAAGATTTGCTGGTCCTGTAGCAATTCCATCAGTACCAACTAATTTAGTTACTTTTACACAGCCTGCAATTGTTAAGCAAATAATGATAACAAATGTAACAGGCGGTACTCTTAATTTTTCTTTTTATCTAATACCTTCTGGCGGTCAAGTTGGAGATAACTCAAATAAGTTATACGGAGATTACCCTATTCAAGGTAATGCAGTATTGCCATTTAATCTTTCTCTAGTTGTTGGAGCGGGAGAATCAATTTATGCCGTCGCTAATGTCCCTAATGCTCTTAATGTAGTCATTAGTGGAGTTACGGCAGCATGATAAATGACATATCCAAATTCTGATCCATCAAACATTGCTAATTATTCAACTGGTCTTTCAAATTATAATCCGCTTCTTTTAGAACTACAACAAACAATAACTAACTATAATACTTATGTTAATTTAAAAGCAACTACATCTGATGTAAACCAAAAAGCAATTATTCAACAACTTATTGATATTTTGTTGCATCAAATAGCAACATTACAAAATACAATTGGATTAATTAATAATACTAAAGTTATAGATGTAGATGATAACGCTGTTGTTCAAAATATAGTTAAGCGTGTCAATAATATAGGAACAGAAGTTACAATAGATGAATCTCAACCAGCACCATTATCAATTGTTAGTTACATAAATAATGATCAAGTATTTTTTCCACCAACATCTTATCGTCCAAAAACAACTGCAGATACAACCTATTATTTAAATCCTGTTGCAGTTGCAACAACAAATAATCTTGAAATTAAAGTTACCTGGCTTGATATTCCAGATACTTCTTACTATAAAGTTCAAGTAACAGATTCAAATAAAAGAACAACAAACGTAGTTGGAACATCTCCAACATATGTAACAGTTACAGCATCTGGAGAAACTAAAGTTACTGTTTCTGCATACAATTATTTAAATGCAATAATTGCAGCACAATCAACAGTTGTACAAGCAGTTTCTGGTGCAGTTACAGTTCCAAATGTAGTTGGTTTTAGTTATAATGCAGCAACTGCTGCACTTGCACAAGTAGGTTTATTGGCAAGACTTGGAAATTCAAGTTCTTCAACATCTAGTGTATATTCTGCATACAATAGTGCAGGTGGTTATGTTGCTTCTCAATTTCCAGCAGCGGGACTTTATCAAAGTGCAACTTCAGTACTTTTAGATACTATTATTTATTCATCAGGAGTAACTCAAGTTACAGTACCAAATATTGTTGGATTAACCCTTACTGCTGCATCAACAGCATTATCAAATGCAGGTTTAGTATTTGGAACAAGAACTGCAGTTGACACAAGTAATTCATCCAGTGATCAACAAGTAATAACACAATCAGTTAGTTCTGGAAGTTCTGTAACTTCAGGAACAGTTGTAAATTGTACTTATTATAATTATGTAAGTGCTACGCCAACACCCACTCCAACACCCACTCCAACACCTGGCGGTGGAGGACAATCTTATCCAAATATTGGTTCAGTAATTGCTTATGGTGCAGGTGCAAATCAAGCATGGACAACAGATCAAGCATATATTACTTGGGGCGGTAGCGGTTGGGGTTCTTATACAGTTGTTGCATCTAATGGGGCATCTAACAATAGTTCATCTTCAGGCGGTGGACCACCAGTATTACTTTCAGGTTTTTCTGCAGGACAAACATATGGCGTAACTGTAACTTTATTTGCAGATGCAAACTACGGTCAACCTTCTGCTTCATCTTCTACAAGTTTTACAACTGCTGCTGCATCAAGCGGTGGAGGAGGCGGTGGAGGCGGTGGAGGAACAACACCCACACCTACAACATGTACTGCATATGCTTTAAAAACTAGAGGTTCTTGTTCTTATAATCCAATATTTGCTTCTTGTGTAGAATACAACACTTATTATAATCCTGATTGCACAACTTATCAAGACTTTGCAGCATGTTCAGGATGTACAACTCCAACTACCCCAACTTATCCAACTTTACTTTCGGGATATCACTATTGTGCTTCAGGAGATGCTCCAAATCCATCAAGTCCTTGTCCATCAGATGGTAGTGGTACAGGAGTTAATTGTTTAAATGGTGGAGCATCTGGAGCAACATGTAGTCCTGGTGGTGGAACCCCAACTCCCACAACATATTATTGGTGTTGTTGTAACCCATTTAGTGGAAATTATAATGATCAAACTACAACCACAAATTCTAATCCATGTCAGTATTCAAGCAGTTCAACAAGTGGAACATGTTCAAGCAACATACCAACTTCATGTAGAGGTCTTACCCCAAGTCCTACGCCATCATATCCCGCTTTACTTTCAGGATATCATTCTTGTACGCCCTCTGATGTTTCAAATCCTGTAAGTCCTTGTGGCACACCAGGTACTTGTATAAATAATGGTGCATCTGGAGGATCATGTGGAAGTACTCCTACGCCAAATCCAACCCCATCAACTGGCAATAGAACTTGCACACCAGCGGATTATGCAAATCCAAATAATCCATGTTATTGTTCAAATTGTTGTTACACGCCATCAGGAACTGGCGGTGCCTGTTGACAAAAATTAAAAATATGGATACAATTAAAAAATGTTAAATATGCAAGATATATATTATCCAGAACAAAATATTAAACAAAATGTAAAACCAAATATAGATACTTGGTGTCCATGTGCATTTATAATTGATGAAACTGTTGTAGAAGCAGGAATATATTCAAAGTATTTTTTATATTTAGTTAATAATTCATTTGTTGAAGAAATTTCACAAAATGAAATTACTGAAGAATCAAAATTAAGGTTTTATTCTAACGAATTTGAAGATGAATTTGTAGTTGTAAGCAAAAAAATAGCAGCCATACTTTTAAGTAATTCAAAATTTGTTGAAATTAATATTCAAGATTCTTGGGTTGTAAATGGTACAAAATATGAAAATGAAAGGTTTATACAGTAATGTCTGAAGAAAAAAAGTCAAGATGGCAGGAATACCTAGAAACACAAAAAGGTGCAGTAAAACCTTGGGATCTAGTTAATCCAAATTCAGAATGGGCAAGTGAAGAAGAAGCAAACAGAAGGTATGAAATTTGCAAAGGTTGCCCAGAATTAATGAAAATGACTAAAACTTGTAAAAAATGTGGTTGTTTTATGAAGGCTAAAACTAAACTTGAAAAAGCAACCTGCCCGTTGGAAAAGTGGTAATATGAAAAAACATGAGTTAGCACCAGGCATATTTTTGTATCTTGATGTTTTAGAAGATCCTGCATCAATGATTGAAGAAATTGAACAAGCAGCAGAAATGAGAATTTTAGACTGGGTACCAGCAACAGTAAAAACTGGTGAAGAAAATGGTGAAAATAAATCAGTTAGAGATACAAGTATTATAACTGTACCCTACGCTGGAAAAATAATTGATGGAGCAAATAATCCAACAAATGAAATTTTAAATGAAATTCAAAATATATTTTTTGAAGGGTTTTCCAAAATAGAAGAAGATTATAAAAGTAACTACGGTATTTTTACAGAAACACATGAAGGCTATGGAATATTAAAATATGGTAAAGGTCAACATTTTAAAAATCATATTGATGATCACCCATCTTTTCCAAGAACAGTATCTACAGTTTATTATATGAATGATGGGTATAAGGGCGGGGAAATTGAATTTCCAAGATTTAACATAAGAGTTGCTCCTCAAGCAAACCAAATGATTGTTTTCCCATCTAACTACATGTACAACCATTCAGTAAATCCAGTAACTGAAGGAACTAGGTACGCAGTAGTCAGTTGGCTTAAGTGATATAATTAAACATATGCCATATAAAAATAGAGTACTATCTGACCTTCCAGAGGGTTACTGGAGATTTAACAATCAATTAATGACTGATTATACAACTCATGGCAACAATGCTGTTTTGACTGGCACACCGTCATTAGATGTTTCGCTAGTATCATCTTCATATTCTGATTTTCCAAATATATCATCAATTAAATTAACATCTTCAGAAAACATTTTTATAAACAATACATACGATGTATTTATTGAGGGGACAGAAAGAAAAACATTTGGGATAGAGTTTTGGATTCAAATGAAATCTACACCATCTTCACAAACGGATATTTTAACAATTAAAAGAAACTCTACGGTTATTGGTAAAATATATGCCAATGCAGACTGTATTTCTTTTCAAATAAACGGTGTAGAAAACTTAATCCCAGTCTCATATATGGCTTCAAAACAAGTAAACTCTTGGTCAACAAGAATGCATGTATTTGCTTGCTATAAAGATGGCTCATTAGATGTGTCTGTAAACTCTGTTTCTTCTGACCCAAAATCCGTGCCCTCATATTTTGATTTTGCTACAGCAAACAATTTATCAACTAATTTTTTAATAGGACACACATCTGGATCAGATTACCTTATCAGCGACCTAGCCTTTTATTCTAAAAAACTATCAGTTAATGAAATTAGATCGCATATGTTTTGGGGAAGCAAAGACAGTGACCCATTACATTATGTAAAACAAGGCAGTGCATACCATTTTGATGCAAAAAATATAGATTCTATGTTTATATCTAAAAAGAAATTTTCAATTTCATCAGAGTTTGATCTAGGCTTTTATAATGGATTAATTTCTGACGGTTCAGGTTTAACTCTTCCTACCACCACTGCAGCAGCAACTGGCTACGGTTCTTGGATATATGATTTTCCAATTACGCAGTTTGAAAATTTTGCGGGAGTAGATATTTCTTGGCAAACAGGTTCACCAGAATCATCTGTATCAAACTTTAAATATGTTCGTGTACTAGCCTCATATGATGGAGGGTACACTTATATACCAGTTGAGAACAATAAGGGCTTACAGGGCTTCCTATACACCGCATCTACCCTTTCCTCATCTAACCTGCAAATTAAAGTTGAAATATACTCACCAGATACATCTGCATTAATTCAACCAAGAATAGATAATCTATTTATTGGGCTTTACAAATCAATTGACATTCCTTCAGATGGTGGGGCATTTTCAATTACCCCAGGAGTTAATCAAACATACTCTATTAAAATAGATGATTACCCACTTATTAATTCATCTAAAAATGTAGGCATTGCTTTTTCTAAACAGACATCTATTGGAAATCCAGGATATGCATCAGTTCAAAATCCCAATTCAGTTACTTATCGCTCAGTAGAATTTTGGTTTAAATATGATGCAGCAGCAGCATCTAAAGTTATTGATGGTTTAACCATGAACAGTTCAGGCCTTATAACTCCTTCGGGATGCTCACTATATGTAAATGGAGTTTCTGTGGCTACAGCAACACTATTGCCTAATGTAAAATACCACATTTTAGTTGTATATAGTGCAAACAAAACATCATCGCTAAACATAAACGGTGATTCATCTGGAACCTATACCCCACTATCCGCTACATATGGATTCTTTACTTTGTATCCCGCAACGCTAACTTTAAGCCAAATTCAAGATCGTTATCTATCTTATCTTTCAGTATCATCTTCAACGGTAAATGATTCGGTAACTTCATTAGGATCATTATTGGAGTATACTGGTACTAGTTCACAAATAAATGGCGGTCAGCCAGTCGCTTATAACGAACGAGTTATATAAAATGGCATGCGTAGTTACTTTTTTTACGCTTTAACCTAACGAAATGGTAGAATATAAAATATGGGAAAAATGAAAATAACTCCAGTTGAAGAAGTTAATTGGGGAATGTATATGTGGCAAATGCCAGACGAGTCGTTAGTTATGGATGAAGAAGGTGGGTATTTAAGTATCCAGTCCGTAAAAGGAGATATCCGTCAGATCAAAAAGTTAAAAGACGCTGCGAAGCACTTTGGACTAAATGAAGGAAAGCCAATATTTTTCTCTGGTCATCGTCCAGTAACAGATGATGAACTTGCAGAACAACGCTCAAGATTAGATTTAGGTCTGGTTCCAGACCCACAAGATTTACCAGCAATGATGGAATATGCTAAAGAAATGCGGGAGTTGAAACTAGGATAATGGATCACAACGTAACAATCATCAATGATGATAATGAAGATAATGAAGTTCAAGTAAGATCAAACGCTGATTTTGGCATTGGTGCTAATGTACAAGAAACATTTGACGACCCATTTGCTAAAAGTTGGGACGAGATTAGAAAATCAGAAGGTCTAAATGCAAACTTTAGACGTAATGCAACAAGACTTGAAAAATCATTTACTGGCAAAGATGATGCAAAATCTAAGAAATTAGATCCGCTAGACCTTACAGGATATTCATTATTTCAGATTGTTCAGCCCCCATTTAATATGCTTTACCTTTCACAACTATATGATGTATCTCCATATCATCACTCAGCAGTAAATGCTAAGGTAGCAAACGTAGTTGGCCTTGGATATAAATTTGAAGAAACATTTAAAGTAACACAAAAAGTTCAAGACGTAATTGATGAGCCAAAAAAACTTGATAAGTTGCGTACAAAGATTGAAGCAGCAAAAGTAGAATTTCGTGAATTTCTTGAATCTTTAAACTCAGATGATTCATTTATTGAAAATATGAAAAAGGTTTACACAGATCTTGAAGCAACAGGAAACGCTTATTTAGAAGTAGGTCGCACAGCCACAGGCAAAATAGGCTACCTAGGACATATTCCAGCAACAACTATGCGTATTCGTCGTCACCGTGATGGCTTTGTACAAGTTGTTTATAACCGTTATACTTTCTTTAGAAACTTTGGAGATATAGAAACTCCAGATCAAATTGGCACAGATCCACAGCCAAACGAAGTAATTCACTTTAAAAAGTTTACTCCATCAAACACCTATTATGGTGTTCCAGATATTTTATCTGCAAAGAACGCAGTTGCTGGAGATGAGTTTGCACAAAGATTTAACCTTGACTACTTTGAAAACAAAGCGGTTCCTCGTTACATTATTACTGTAAAGGGTGCTAAGTTAACTGCTGATTCTGAGCGTAAGTTACTTGAGTTCTTTCAAACTGGTCTTCGTGGTCGTAACCATAGAACACTTTACATTCCACTTCCATCAGACGGAGAGGCTTCTCGTGTTGAATTTAATATGGAGCCAATTGAAGCGGGAGTACAAGACTCCTCATTTAAAAACTATGCGGTAGAAAATAGAGATCGTATCCTTATTGCTCATAGAGTTCCTATTTCAAAAATTGGTATGCCTGCAGACGTATCTTTGGCAAACGCTAAAGATGCGGATAAAACATTTAAAGAGCAAGTATGTCGTCCCATGCAAGAAGAACTTGAGTATAAACTTAACAAGATTATGGCTGAATTTACAGATGCTTTTCATCTAAGATTTAACGAACTATCACTTACAGATGAAGAAACTCAATCAAGAATTGATGCTGCTTACCTTGTAAACAAGGTGGTTCTTCCAAATGAAGTCCGTTCTCGTATGGGTCGTGCACCGATTGAAGGCGGAGACGTAGCCTTAGAATTAAAACCACAGGATGCTGCAGAAAAAATTACTGATGGTAAAGGCACTAGAAGTCGGGATCAAGAAAGAACAGTCAATACATCCGATAAAAGCAATACGGCTAGAAACCCTCAAGGTGAAGGTCGAAAGCAAAAATAATAACACCTGAAATTATGAGTTAATTATAAATGTTGGTATTATTTACTTACGTATGGATATTATAAAAGCAAACTGGTCAAACAGCGAACATACCGTTAAACTGGCATTTCCAATTGCCAAAGTTAACAAAGAGAAGAGAACTGTCTCTGGATTCGCATCATTAGACAACGTGGATCATCACGGAGATATTGTCACGGCTGAAGCAAGCAAAAAGGCTTTTGAAAACTTTAGAGGAAATATCCGTGAAATGCATGGCCCTTCCGCAGTTGGCAAAATGCTTTCATTTAAAGAAGATACATTCTTTGATCCAAAATCAAGCAAAAAATATAATGGCGTTTATGTAGAAGCATACATTTCAAAAGGTGCTCCAGACGCTTGGGAAAAATGTTTAGATGGAACATACACAGGATTTTCAATTGGTGGAAACATCATTGATGCAAAAATGGAAAAATCTGCAGATGGAAACGAAGATCGCAGAATTATTAATAATTATGAATTACATGAGTTATCTTTAGTGGACTCTCCAGCAAACCCACTAGCAAATATTTTTTCAATTCAAAAGGCTGACAGTGGAGAAACTGTTTACAAAGGCATTGTAACAGATATTTTTACTGAAAATGTTTTTTGGTGTAAGTCAGATGAAGTTGCTTCAACAACTTCTGATGATACAAAAGCATGCGTAGTATGCGGAGATTCAATGGCTAACATTGGATGGGTTGAGCAAACAGAAATAGAAAAGTTCGAATCAATTCAAAAAGTAATTGATTCTTATTTTAAGAAAGATGATGCTCCCACATCAGCACACGAAGCAACAGAGACTTCTTCTCCAGGTATGAATGTAATTGATAGTACAACAGCAATCAATATGTATCCAGATCAAGGAAAGAAGAAGCAAGAGGTTTTGTCTTCTAACAAGACAAAAATTACAAAGAGTGATGAGTCACTCGTCGAAGGAGGTAATGAAATGAATGAAGAAACAAATACAGAGGTAGTTGAATCTACTGAAGTCGAAGCCCCAGCGGAAGAAACAACAGCAATCGTTGAAGAGGCAGTAGAATCTACTGGTGAAGCAATTGAAAAGTCTGCAGAAATTTCAGAAGTTGAGGACACACTTGATTTTGCAAAGATGGTCAGCGACCTTAAGACCTTCTTTGGTGAGACAATCACTAAGAATTATAGTGAAAGTAATGCTTCTGTCGAAGCAATTTCTAAGTTGGTTGAGGAAACCACATCAGGAATTAACAAGGCAATCGCTGACTTGGCCGACAAGTATGAAGCACTAACAAAGACAGTTACTGAGGTAACTGAAAAGGTTGCAAACGTTGATACAAAGTTGTCAACAGTAGACTCTGCAACCGCAGTAAAGAAGTCCAGTGATCTTAACGGATCAATGGAGGGCACTAATCCTGTCCAAAAAAGTATATGGCAAGGACACTTCCTCGGTGTACAAGGCTTAACTAAATAATCTATAAAAAAAATAAGGTGGTGAAATAAAAATGAGTAATGAACTTTTACAAAAAGTAATTGATACAACTAATCTCGGTGCTAATGGTGCTGTAAACGCTTCTGGCGATTCAGCAAACCTTTCAGGTGTAGGTCTCCTATATCCAGATCAGGCTAACCGTTTCCTTGATTACATGTGGGATGCAACAATCCTAGCAAAGTCTGCACGTACTATCCGTATGCGTTCTAACACAACCGAGATTGATCGTGTTGCAGTTGGACAACGTATTATGACAGTTGCAGCAGAAGATAATCCTCGTGATTATGCTCAAGGATTCACAAATGCAGCAGCAACATTCAACAAGGTATCTTTAACAACACGCAAATTGCGTTTGGATTGGGAACTTTCTTCAGAGTCTCTAGAAGACAATATCGAAGGTACTGATCTCGAAGATCACATTGCACGTCTTATGGCTACCCAGGCTGGTAACGATATCGAGGATGTTCTCATCAACGGTACTGGAACTGGTTCAGGTTTGCTTTCAGCGTTCAAGGGATTCCGTCAACTTGCATTGGATAATGCACACGTAGTTGACGCACAAGGAGTAGGACTTGACAAGGCAGTATTTAACCTTGCAATCAAGACACTCCCACGTAAGTATAAGCAACGTCGTAATCAACTTCGCTTCTTCACAGGATCGAATTTGGTACAAGACTACCTATACAACCTAACTGCTATGACTAGCACAGGCTTCAACCCATTCGATATCGCTTCAGGTATCGTTCGTGGTGATGTAACTGCTAATGATGGTGGTCCAGGTACTGTAACACCATTCGCATTTGGTATTCCAGTGATTAACGTTCCATTGATGGACGAGACACTTGCAGGAACATATACAAGCCCTTCAGGCTTGCACGGTGACCTACACTTGACTTTCCCTCAGAACTTTATCGTTGGTATCAAGCGTGATGTAACTGTATATCGTTTGTTCCAACCAAAGAAGGATACAATCGAATATACACTCTTCATCCGTGTTGGTGCAGTAATGGAAAACTATGATGCTCACGTTATCGTGAAGAACATCAAGGTTTCAGGTTCTGTTGCTTCAGGTGCATTTGGTTCCGTAACACACGGTGCAAATGTTTCTTCTGGTGCAAACGGAAATACATACTAATATTTATTAGTTGCAAGTTTAAGGGGGATATGCAAATATCCCCCTTAACCATTTTCTGATATAATTTAACTGACCGAAAGGATTAAAATGTCATTTACAGACTTAAAGATCACAGAACTTCGCAAGATTGCAGACTCATTTGGAGTTGAAACTGAAGGATCTAAGACAAAGACAGAAGTTATTGCCTTACTTGAAGAAGAAGGTATTTCATACGCAATGTATGATAAGTTTAATACAAGTGAAAAAGCGGAAATTGAAATTTCCGAAGTAGAAAAGAAAAAGAGAGAAAAGAAAATTATGAAGACATCAGAAGCAGTACTTGTTAAGATGGACAGAGATAACCATTCGTATAGCACAAGTGGTTACACATTTACTCAAGAACATCCTTTTGTTGCAATGTCAGAATCAGAGGCTCAATCAATTTTTGATGCCCTAGATGGATTTAGATTAGCAACACCAAGAGAAGTTCAAGAGTACTACGCCTAGGAGGATTTAAAATGCAGGATATCACTAAAGGGACTCAAGCAAAAATACACTTGAATGTCTACACGGACAATATTCTTGTTCAAGCAGATAGCCTGCCTACCGTCAGCATTTATGATGCAGACAATAGTACGGTTGCCCTTGTAGGATACTCTAACAACGTTGTTGATGAAGAGCCTACAGGGGTTTACTCGTATTTATTAACTCCAAATCTAACTAATATTGAAAGAATGCTAAAGGTTGTTTGGCATTACTATATTAATGGTCAAAGGTTTGATCAAGAAGCATTATATAGAATAAGCACCGTATATGCTTCAATAAGCGATATTCAGGACTTTTTAAATTTTGGTGCAAGTCCAGCAGATTTAAATTATCAAAGCCCAGAAAAAATTGCAAGTGCAGAAAAAATTGCAAGAAGTATAATTGAAGGTTATACTGGTCAAAAATTCTCTACATATTATGGTTCTCAAGAAGTATACGGAAAAGGCTCAGATGCATGTCAACTTGTAGAAAAAATGCTAAGCATTGACAAGGTTTGGGAAAACGATGTATTGATGATTGATAATACTGCAGTTCCCCCATACAACACTTTTGGTTTCCCTTTAGAAATTAGTCCAACTGGTAGAGCAATTAGAATTGTAAATGCTGGATGGGATGTTAGATATGATAACAACGTTGATCCAGCAGTACTATACTACGGACGTTTTAGAGACAACGCCAGATATAAATTTCAAGGAAAAGTTGGCTACACATATGTACCAGAAGATATTAAATTAGCAGCAATTCTTCTTGTAAACGATATTCTTGCAAATGATTTTAATTGGCGTAACAAGTACCTTAAGAAAGTAGACCTTTCAGAAATTTCATTTGAAATGGCGGGAGGAGCATTTAACGGTACAGGTAATGTGACAGTAGATAATATCCTTGATCAATACCGAAACGTTAATATTGTAATCATTTAATGTTTAATTCATTTATAAGTTCAATTATGAACATGACTGCTGAAGTTTATGTTCAGCAAAACAAACAAGACGAAGCCTCTGGAACTATTCTTAGAGAATGGGTTTATAATAAAACCATTACTTGTAAGATTGAACCAATCAAGGCTGGAGCAGCACAAAACAGATCAGATAATAAATCATTTGAAAAATCTCAAGGAAGTGCTGCTTATTCAGAAAGACTTCAACTTAAAGTTAAATGTATGGAACTTTTAAGTAAGCGTTGGAGAATTGAAACTATCAGAGCAAATGATGGAGAACAAGTATTTACAGAAATTGATAAATATGGAAACCCAGATTCTATTTTTGAAGTAACAGCGTCACATGCAGTCTTAGACCCATTTGGCAAAGTATCTTATTATGAGGCTACACTGCAAAGGGTCCCAGTACAAGACAATGATAAAATTAACTATTAATCCAGCAGAAATAACAAATTTATACAAACAAGTAAACCTTAAAGTTGATGGCATTAAAGAGTTGTCTCGTCCTGCGGTAGTTAATGAAATTGCAAAAGCATCATTTGTAATTACTGGAAGAGCATTTATGCATGCTATGGATAGACATGCAGCACTTAATCCTAAAAAAATGCATCACGTTTATGAGTGGGGCAAAGTAGGAAATCCTGCAGCAAGATTATTTGTTTTAGAAAGACAAAGAGTATTAGGTGGCATGATGGTAGTTAATGCAAGATTTATTCCTTCAAGATTGCCAGTTCCAATTAACAAAGCATTACAATTTTCTGAAAATGGAAATAAGGTTGTTTCTAAAAGATCAATATTTAGAAACAAAGCAGATGTAATGGAAAGTGGAAAACCAGTAACATTTGAAGCAAAAAGAGTTTTAGCATTTATGGGAGATGAAGGAATTAAATTTATTAATCCTGGAAAAGTAATTAATATTATGAATCCAGGTGGGATAGAAACCAAAAATGCATTTGGTAAGTTCTTTTACGAATGGTACAGCACACATGCTCAATTGGTAATAGATGAGTCTGGACTGTATAATAGAATAGCAAAAGAAGCAGCAATTGCACTTAACCAACCAGGAGGATCTTCCGTACAGGTTAGAGCGGTAGCAGCAAGAATATCAAGTTCAATTTCAAAGGGGCAGGTGGTTCTTAAGTGACAGATTATTCATATGTAGCGTCTTATGACGTAAGAAAAATATTGTGGAAAGAGTTAAAAGATCACAACTTATTTAAAGAAGAAGATTACTACGCAGACGGTTTTAGCAGCCCCCTAATCCCAATTATTCCAGCACAACAAGTTCCAGAGTTTAACAACCTACTTGCTGGTAAAACATATATTATTTACGATATTATGCAGAATGCAACAGCAGAAACCTTCTGGATGTCAGAAGAAACAATTACTTTTACAGTCGTGTCAAGAAGTGCTATCGAAATACAAACTCTCATAAATTTCCTAACAGACCTTTTTAGGAGATATGATTTAACGGCAAGGGATGTTAATTTAACCCTTGTTGCAAGCAGCCCATATAGGTATTATTGGTTTAAAGTTGATTCAGCAGATCCCGTCCAAGCCTTTGTAAATGAAGGCGGGTTTATGGATGCCCCAATCTCCATAACCTATTCATATAGCCGTGAAGTAGACTCCTCTACTGGAAGATACATCTAAAGTTTGTGTTATTAATTAAAGATGCTATCATTTATCTTGAGGAAGTAAAATTGTCATCTTTTTTAATTTAAATAAAATAAGGTGGTGAAACAAAAAAATGGCTACAAGTACTAGAAACGTTATCGTTGGAGCAGCAAACCTTTTTATCTCAAATAAGAATGGTGCAAGCCGTCCAACAACAAAAGCAACCGATCTTTCAGCAATTCTCGCAGCAGGTTCATCTGCACGTTCTGCTCTTAATGGAGCAAACAGCGGTTATCGTGAAGTAGGTTTTACATCAACAGGTCTTGAAATTTCATACGAACCAAATTATGGTGAAGTAATGGTTGACCAACTTCTTGATGCTGCTCGTCTTTTCAAGCAGACACTCAAGGTTGTTCTTAAGACAGAACTCGTAGAGGCAACTCTAGAAAACCTAACTACATCATGGGGTCAATCAGATTACTACATTGATGCGTCAGGAAATCCAGTTTACACACTTGTAAACACAATCGCAACAGGATCAACAAAGGCATCAGCAACATTAAACATGGCTGCTGGAGCAGTTGGAGACACACCAGTTGAGCGTGCACTTATCGCAGTTGGTAATGCACCTCGCCAAATCAGTTCAATCTATGACCCTTCACTAGCAAGTGGAGCAGGTTCAAATGTTGCTACTGTTCAAAATTCAGATCTCAAGCAGAAAGAGCGTGTGTATGTTGCTCGTCGTGTTGTAAGCATTGACACAACAATGCACGGACTAAAGCGTGATTCAGCAACTCTATTCCCAGTGAATTTCCGTTGCTTGCCTGATGACTCTCAAACAGAGTATGCAGGAACTGAATACGGTGTTGTTATTGACCGTGTATGGGGAACTATCTAATCTTCTGATTAGAATACAACTTAATAAAAAACTGAATATTGTTAAGCCCTCCAAGAAATTGGAGGGTCTTAACTTTTTTATGTATAAGCGTAATTTATTGGTATAATTTAAGAGACAAACAGGAGGACATCTTGGCAACAACAGTATATGAAATTGTAGAAATCGAATTATCAAATGGGGAAACTATTACAATTAGACCCCTACCTATTAAGCAACTTAGAAAGTTTATGGAGTTAATTAACTCAATGCAGAACGTTGACGTTGAATCAGATTCAGACGCAATGGAAATTTTTATCAAGGCTGCAATGGTTTGCCTTGAAACATTTAAGCCAGAATTGGCAAAAGATAAGGACAAGTTTGAAGAACTTATTGAAGTTCCAACAATGATGAAGATTCTTGAAATCGCTGGCGGATTAAAATTGTCAGACCCAAACCTTCTGGGAGCGGCACTAGTTGGGACGAACTAGACCTACGCTCCTTGGAGTCCGAAATATTTTTGACTGGTCATTGGAAAAACTTTGACGAGTTAGAAACAAATCTTTCTTTACCAGAACTACTTGCTTTACTTGAATCATCAAGAAAACAAATAGAAGATGAAAGAAGATTTCTTGCAGCAATACAGGGTGTTGATTTAGACGAAGATAAATCATCATCTGAAGAGGAGCATCGAGACATCGTTGGCCTACATGGTTTCCAAGCCTTTAATGAAGGATTTGGAATTAACGCTGGTATTGGTGTGTTGGAATTGGGGGAGTGATTAATTGGCAAGAGTTGAATTAAACGTCGTTGCACTTGGTAATTTTTCAAGTGTTAACGCACAAGTTGCAGCCCTTAAAACACAAGTTGATCTCTTAAATAAGAGTTTAATGGGTGTTGGAATGGGTGCTACTCTTGCCAAAGACTTAAACGCTTCAGGTGCTGCATTTAAAGCAGCAATGCTTTCATCAGGACAATTTACTGCAACAACAGTAAAAATGACATCAGAGGTTGCCAAATTTGGTACGGCTCTTGAAACTGGTAAATTAAAGTTATCTGATTATTACAATATAATGATGAAGAAGTCTGGAGAGGCTACAGCATCACTTAAACTACTTGCAGCAGAACAAGTTAAACTTCAAAATTCAATTATTATGTCAGATCCTACAAAACGTGGGATACTTTCTGTATTTACTCCAACACAAATTAATGCTGTAGCAAATGCTACAAAACTTGCTACTATGGAACAAAATTTGTATAATTTAGCAATTGCAAAAGGTTCAACAGCATTAATTACATGGGGTAAGAATACGCAGTGGGCGGGTCGCCAGTTATCTGTTGGTCTTACAATGCCTATGGTTATGTTTGGTGCAGTTGCTGCTAAAGCATTTAAAGATACAAATACAGAACTTACAAGACTTCAAAGACTTTATGGTGTAGGTCTTGTAGCACCATCACAGCAACAAATTGATAAAATTTCAACTTCAGTGGTTAACCTAGGTAAACAAATTGCTTCTACAATGGGTATTGCTCAAAAAGATGTTGCTGCTACAGCAGCAGATTTTGCTGCTATTGGTAGAACTGGCGATGATCTTTTAACTGCAACAACAGAAGCAATGCGTCTTTCTAAACTTGGAGGCGTTGATGCACATACAGCATTTTTAACAATTACATCTTTGCAAAATACATTTAAAGTATCATCAGGAGATCTTAATGAAGCAGTAAACTTTTTTTCTGCTATTCAAAAACAAACAGCATTAAATATTCAAGACGTATCAGACGCATTACCTAGAATTGGTCCAATTGTTAGACAATTAGGTGGTAACTATAGAGATACTGCACTTATGATGTTATCAATGAAAGAAGCGGGAGTTCCAGCAGCACAGGCTGCTAACGCAATTAAATCTGCTATGGCATCTATGATTTCTCCAACAAGAGCAGCAAAAGATGCATTTGCTGGATTTAACATTAACCTAGCCTCACTTTCTACAAAAAGTCAAGGTAATCCAGTTGTAATGATTCAGGCTTTACAACAAGCATTATCACAAGTTGAACCGCTTGCTCGTGCACAACTTATTGAAAAGTTATTTGGTAAATTCCAGTTTGCTCGTGTAACTGCACTTTTGGACAACTTGGGTAAGGCTGGGTCACAAACACAATTAGGTTTTAAAATTGCTGGTGCATCTATTAAAGAACTTTCAGATTTAACAGCACAAGAAATGAAACTTGCAACTGAGTCAACAACAGGTAAGTTTAGTAGAGCAGTTGAAAGTTTTAAAGCAACTATTTATCCAATTGGTCAAAAATTTCTTGAAATTATGACTATAATTTTAAAATTTGGTAATGCAGTAGGAAAAGCATTTAGTGGATTGCCAGGTCCAGTAAAATCAATTCTTGGCATATTTGCTGGCGGTGCAGCCTTGGCGGGACCAATCATTATGTTAACTGGTCTCCTTGCAAACTTTGCTGGATACATTATGAAAGGTATGCTTAATCTTAAATTACTTGCCACTGGCGGTACATCATTTAAGCAATTGCTTACACCAGAGTTAGTTGCTGCATCAACTGCAGCACAAGTATTTGATTCAAAAATTTTACAAGATGTAGAAGCAGTAGATTTATTATCCGCAGCAATTCAAAGACTTACAGTCAGCATGGAATCAATGGCAATGGCTATGAGCATGAGTGCTGGAGGTATTGGAGGAATGGCAAGAGTTGCACAGGTTGCAACAATGGCTAAAGCAGAGCAAATGGTTATACCTGGCTTTGCAGATTCAGTAGTTGCTTTAGATCCAAATGCAGGTGGCGGTTATGTAACTGGACCAGGACCAAAGGGTGTAGATAGCATTCACGCAATGATTGCTCCAGGAGAATCAGTTGTGTCTGCAGCAATGACTGAAAAACATGCTCCAATTATTAATGCTGTAATTAATGATACAGTTCCAGGATATGCAGGTTCAGTATACGGAGGCCCTCAATTAGGAGGAAATGTTCGTGGAAGTATTAGTTCTTGGGTTACACAAGAAGTAGGAAGAAGAGAAGCAGAACGTCTTGCAGCAGAAGCAGCAGTTTCATCAAGATTTAAAAATCTTCCAAATGACGCAGGAATGCAAGCAAGATTAACAGATGTAAGAAAATTTGCAGAAACATCTGCAGTACCTAGACAATTACGTGCACAAGGATCATCTATGATGTGGGGATCTAAAGCAGCAGAAGAAGCAGCATTAAGATCTTACATGATGTCTGCTGGAATAACTGGAAATGCTGCAACAAATATGGCGGGAGTTCAAGTTGCACATATGGGTAATCCTTATGTAAATTCAACCACACCAGTTTTTGGAAATTCCTTTATGACAAAGGGAACTCAAATGAACAAACTTATGCCAGAGTTTGGTGCTGTAAATAGTTATGGAAATGAATTAACTAAAGGTGCAACCAAGGCTGGCGGAGTTGTAAATAAATTTATTGCAGATACAGAAGCCCTTGCTGCAGCAGAAAAGAAACTAGGTTTAGCCGAGGGAGAATTACTTCCAATTATTGAAGAGATGAAACCAAATATTACTGCAGAAAATGAAATGCATGCAAAAATATTAAAAACTCTTGCAGATTATGATATTAATATGAAGATAAGTTCTGAAAAAGTTTTACAATCCGCTGGTGGAACATCTGCAGTTTTAGGTGCAAGATTAAGTTCTCCAAACGGAATGTATTCTTCACCAATGCCAATGTATTCAGGTAATGCTGCAACAATTGAAGGTGCAGCATCTAGATCTATTGCTCGTGAAGGTGTTATGCGAGACATGAATATGATGTATAAAAACCCAGCACTTCAAACACTTGAAAATAAGGTAAAACTTGAAGCAGCATCATTAAATGCTGGAATGTTAATTAATCCAGAATCACAATTGGCTTTAACTGCACAAGAAAGAAAACTTGCAGAGCAAATGGGATTAGCAGCATCTGAAGGATTAAAACTTGCAACCCCACAAGTTGTTGCTTCAGCAGAAAGAATGATGACAGAAACTTTAATTGGTGCAAAGGCTTCAGCAGGAATTGCAAGCCCAGCCGAAGTTTGGGCAGCACAAGTTGGTGCTCCACTTGCACAAGGAGTTGCTGAAGGTGTACAATTAGAATTACCATTAATTAAAACATCAGTTGGGTCCGCAATTCACGAATCATTATTAGAAGCGGTTGCTATTGCTAAAGCAGAAGCACCTGCAGCAGGTAAAGCAATTGACACAGCAATTGCAGAAAATATTGTTGCTAATGCACCTATAGTTTCAGAAGCGGGTGCAGTTGTTGGAAGATCAGCAGTCCCTATCGGACCATTAGGTGCAAACGGCGGATTTACATCTTCAGAAATAAATAAAGTTGGCATGATGTCAAGATTTAGAAACCCAAGCATGGGAATGCGTATGGGTACTGGAATGGGTATGATGGGTGGAGCAATGGCTTTATCTATGGCTGCACCTAATAATGAAGCAGCAAAAGCAGCATCATCTGCACTTATGATGGGTTCAATGATTGCAATGTTTAATCCTTTGGCGGGAGCAGCAGTTGCTGCAACTATGCTTGTTGTAAAAGGCATCGGTGCAATTATTGCAGCAGAAAAAGAACATAAGGCTATTACTCAATCTGCATATCAAGTTACATCAGAAGCACTTGCTAAATATAAAGATCAAATTGATAAAACTACAATTTCAGTAACTGGGCTTGCAGCAGCAGAAGATGCACGCAAAAATGGAAAGCAACCAAGTACAGCAGATAAGAATGCTGCAACAGAAACTGGATTTACAGTAAAAGAAATTGAAGATAAAAAAGCACAACTTGAAAAGGCTGCAAAAGATGATCCAAAGTCCACTGCAGCAAGACAATATAATTTGCTTAAAGGAATGAATGATAGTTCTGGAAAATCACA